GGCGGCTGAGAACATATCCGCAGCACCGGAACCAAAATTCATCAGTGCGCTTCCGAGGCCAAGGGCGCTAGAAAGCTGACTTGCGCCACTTTGCCCGCCACCCGGACCCTGCCCGGGGGCATTGAGCGACCCATGCTTGGCGCTTTCCTGAGTCTTCAAAACATCTTTCAGGGGGTCCTTGGTATCCTCATACGGGTCAACATCCCCACCCGAATCATAGTGATCGCGATGAACGATCAGGCCACCAGTGGCAGCGCCGGGCTTTAGCCAGTCGCCAAGCTTGGAGAAGACGTTCTGGCCGCTAAAGCTACCTTGGCCGCCGATGAGGCCAGCGGAGTCCTTGTCGCCAACGAGGCCCTGCTTGCCAAAGTTGTATATCCCCTGAATGTCCTTGCCAGTCTGCATTGCGCTAGAAAGGCCGCTTGCAGGGGCTGTGGGAAGCTTCGGAGGCAACATAAGCTGATGCTGCTGTTGCTGGCCAGCATCAGGGACATATCCGCCAGCATAAGGCGTTCCGCCCATAGCAAAATGATGAGGATGTTCATTTTTCATGGGGCCGGGGACATAGCTCTTTGCCCCGCCATAAAGACCGACATTGCCATAAGGACCAATGGCGTCCCCGCCACGAGCGAAACCTTCTCCCTCAACTTCTGGGGTGACAGCACCGCCCATGGAGCTAGGATCGAAGCCATCAGGCACTAGACCGCCACCCGCATACTTAGCAGGGCGCTCCGCATCCTTCGTGGCCTTCTTGTAGTCAACAGTCTTGTAGCCACCCATGAGGCCAACAGCGTCGGGATGCTTCTTTTCAACATCCTGCGCCATAAGGCCGATTTGGGTGCGCTTCTCGCCTTTGTACTTATAGCTATAGATTGGCTGCCCATCATTGGTCTCGCCAATCTTCTTGATATCGGTCTTCAGGCGCTTATCAGAGAAAAAGCCAGCGGGCTGGGTCGTCGTTGTGGTCGAGCCAGATAGCGCGCCGGTTCCCTCCGCAATGTTCGCAAGAAACTGCGCTATCTGGAAGGGATAGCCCTGCTGCTGCTGGAACTGCTGATAGAGAGCCGTGTCAAGCGCCTGCTGCGTCTGCTGCGGGATCTGGCCAGCGGCCAATTGAGCCTGCGCACCTTGGAGACCCGCACTCTGGGCTCCCTGACCAAGGGCAGCAAGTTGCTGACCCACCTGCATCTGGCGGGCAAGATCCGACGCCACAACGCCCTGCTGACCGGCAGCAATGTTTGCGGCCTGCCCATATCCCTGTTGGTAAAGGGGTGCAATAGCCTGCCCAAGGGCAAGGTTTTGCTGGCCCTGCAACTGTGCGCGTTGAAGGCCGGAGCGCTCACCAAAGGCTGCGCCGCTTTTGATGGCCTCCGCCTGCTGCTGGGCAAGCTGCTGGCCCTGCTGCTGCTGAAGGGCTTGCACAGTTGGGTTAACAACCGCCTGCGTATAAGGGTTCTGGTAATAGCCAATCTGCTGTTGCGTCAGCGGGCCGACATTTTGGGCAGCGCCTGCTGTAAGAGCGGTAGCAGCGCCATAATATGGTTGAGCTTGAGTTGCAGCCGTATTAGTATTGGCGATTCCGGCTTGCTGTGTCGGCGTCAGTGGGGCAACAAATTCGCCTCCATACTCGGAAAATGGCTGGGCGGCGGCAGTCTCGGCCCTTGCATTAACAGCATTGTATCTCGCCAAGACTTCTGGCGGAATGGAGACCGATTGAGTTGAAGTTTGGGACTTCCCGCCGCCGCCAAAATATTCGTTAATGAATCCTGGGGGAGGCTGTCTGAAAACAAAAATATTGCTCATTTGACAAAACTCCAGCGTTTCATAACGTCTTTGCAGCTAGCGCCACCCATTCGAATTACTCCGCAGCCTCTGGGTATGAGCCCGTTCTGGCATTATACAGGAAAAATGCGCCGCTGGGTTTACCAAATTGACGCTCGTACAGACGAACCTTGGCTTCCGTTCGATGATTGGAGAGAACCCCAATAATCAGTGGCAACCCAAGGGTATCGGCAGTTTTTTTCGAGAACTCGCACAGACGGCGGGCTCTGCCCCCTTTTGCACTGCGGTAGTTCGGATGGATAAAGATAGCGCGCTCCTCAAGTACCGGAGTGTCTGAATACCACATAGTTCCGATCCTGAGAAGAATGGCCCCCTCCAACTTGTCGCTTTCGTCTTGAATAATTCCAACCAAGCCGTCTTCAAGATTAAGCGCAGTCCAAATCTCCGCAAGAAGCTTCTGAGGATTCGGGTCTACAAACCCATTTTCGTCACAAGCCTGCATTGCCAAGTCCATCATCGGATGGACGTCTTTGGGCTCCCCAACCCTTACGCCAAAATCTTCAGTCATTTTATGCCCCCTAATTTTGCTTTGGCCCGGGTAGGGCTTTCAGCGTTTTCACTGTCTTAGCACGCATTTTCTTCACAAAGTCGTCCAGTTCCCTATGGCCGACATTCATGTCTCCTCCCCCAATTCCCGCCACTACTTCTGGCGGAATCACGTATTCCCCGCCAGCAGCGACGATGGCGACCTTCTCCCCTGGCGCGCCGCCGCCTGCATACTTTTGCGGGATCCCGCCATATTGGCGCGCAATCTCGTTCATAATTTTGAAGCCAGCCATGGTGTTGCCCTCGCCCATGGCAGAAATGATGTCGGCAGGGATCACATAGGCCCCTGACGGAACATGCATGGGGAGGTGGTCTGTTCTGCCAGCTACAGGGCTATGGATCGGCCCAACATGCGGCTTGATGCCTACCGGCTTTGGCGGGGACATGAATTGGGGCGTATGCCCTCCAAAGGCTCGATGCTTGCGGGCCTCGCTCAAGGCAATAGCAATAGCTTGTTTCTGCGAACGACCGCTATGAACAAGCTCGCTAATGTTGGAGCTAACAGTAGCTTGGCTTTTGCCTTTTTTAAGCGGCATGGCTTATCCATTCGAATAGGTGACGTTGATGGACTGGCCTGTTCCAGGAGAAACGACAAGGCCGTTACTGAACACTTGGCCCGTTTGCGTAATTCCGACAGCCGCAGGAACTACGCATAGAGCATTCGTCGCCGCTGCCCCAGCTACAGATGCTGAGTTATAGATCGTCCCCGCTGAGCTACCCGCTACAGTCACCGAGAAATTGACCAAGAACCCGCTATTGGCAAATATCAACGTAGGGGCTGTTACTACAGCGGAGGTAATTGTACCCTGCCCACGCAAATTACTAGTGGCAATATTGTTCAGCGCAATAACGCCATTCTTTTGGGTAGTGAGCAAATCACCAAGGTTGGTTGTCATCAGAAGCGCCCATCGGGTTGTAGTCTGTATCGGAAGTTACCAAGCCTCCAGAAGGAACCAATGTCATTGCTTTCGATGCGGATCGAAACAAGCCGCCCTCTGAAGCGGGGGGTCACATAGGTTGTCGCTTGGGTCAAAGTAAATGGGCCATATGCTGTTGGCGTCTGACCGGCATAGTCATTGACATAGAACGTCAGCAAGATGTTGGCACCTTGCGTCCCGCCATAGTAGCCCCATTTCATGTCAGGCCAAACCTGATCGATGAACATTTTCACATCAGCCTCAGACAAAACGAAATAGCCAGTCTGAAAGTATGAATCCATGGGCTGCCCATCAGCATCAGTCGATGTTTCATGCTGATAGATATAGTTGTTCAGGGCTGCGCCTATGGGAGGGCCTAACACGGATTCGTTGATCCAAGCAGTCCTTGCCACATAGGGATTGGCCGCCGAGTTAAACCCGTAGTCCCACTGATCAAGGATGAAGTTGTACTTTACATAGCCGTCATTCTCGCCGCTGTTTCCTTTGGTTGGGAAGTGCCATGCGATCTCACCAAAGCGAGAATTGGGTGCAACCCTGATGCGATCCAAATTTGACATGTCCAAGTCTTGGAAGACGACATCCCAAACCGGGCACCTGATCGGCTCGATTCCATTACCAGATAGCTTGTAGAACTGGCTTTGTCCCATCCAATACACAACACCAGCCACGTTGGCGGCAGCTTTGCGACCAACCAAGCCGCAGCCAGTCCCTAACTCATTGAACTGATAGACGTAAGGAGGCCCCACATACTGCATTGCCCACAAACCAAGATCTGTCCAGATCAACCCCTGTTGCCCAGCCTGAAGTCCTTGAACTATCTTTGAGCCCTTGGGGATTCTATATGACCCAGCTTGGTTGGTAATCAACGCTATCCATTGCGCATAATCGTCAACATCAGACCAGCGGATCAAAAGAGGGTCTTGGACCCCATTAAATGTGGTCCCCCAAGCAACAACTTGACGTTGCGGCATGGCGACAAACATACCAGAGTTGACAGAGGGAGCTTGCGGGATGACCATTGATATTGGCTGACCAGCAGTCGGAGACCATTCATAGATAGGACCATTTAAAGGGCACGACAAAAGAACACTGCCCCAGTTGTCCAGTGTCCAATCTGTTGCGGTGATTGGGGTACCGCTAGAGCCAGCAGGAACAATCCCACTACCGTAAGCGCCTATGCCATATCCCTTAGATCCATATCCACCGCCAGCAGGAGACGGATTTACGCCCTTGTAATAGACATAATGCGCCAGCCCAGCGTTCTCTGATCCGGAAGTAGTGGCAGAGGCAGTCGTGCTGCCAGCGATAACAAACACATTTGCGCTGGTGACGCTATTAACAATATAATTTCCATATATTGTTACGCCTCCGACCGTAGTCGCCACAAGGGCGGCATACGTATCGCCAACTGCATAACCGTGGTTATTAAGGGTCACGGATACTGAGGCGGACCCAGAAGTAGTGGCATATGATGCGACGGAGCCACCATTTGTAACCGTGGTAGTTGCCGGGGCGGGGTTGCCGAGAGCATCTATGGCATAGATAGTATAAGTGTTTGGAGAGCCACCCGGATTATAGCACTGGTACTGCCCAAACAAAATTAGGCCATCAACGCTGATCTGAGTCTGGATATCCACGCTGTCATAACTGGTGACAGACCGCCCAGTGTCCGTGATCACAACAGCATTGCTGCCAGTCGTTGTCGATACGTTGACAGAAACATTAACCGTGGTCGTTTTCGGGGTTATATCGTCTGAACCGCCAGAGTTGATAACTTGGAGAGACGCCTCTGCTCCAACGCCAAGATACGAGTTTGAGTTGGTATCTTCCCAAGCCCATAAGGCGCGAATTGTCGAGCCTATGGCATTTGAATAAAACTTCGTCCAACCACCCAGTTTTTGTATCAACCCGCCAAGCGTCCTATCAGGGATAAAACGAACAAGCTGGCTAGACGAAATTGCAGCCTCATTGAGGGCGGGCGTCTTATTGACATCCACGCCAGGAATGAGCTTCAAGGAGCTATGGGGCATGAATTAGCCCCTTGTCGGAGAGGCGACGGGAGAAGTAGACATCGAGGACCATGCGGCCCCCTCCATCTTCTTGCGGTATTCCTCAGTCATCGCGCCCTTCAGAAGGGTTTGATACTGGCCCTCATAGGTGATCGCCATCTGCGGGTCATCGTTCGCACGACCAAAGTTGCGCTGATAGGCACTGATGTAGACCATTGAGGCCATGATAAAGATATCAGGCAGATAGAGGCTGATAAAGGTAGTCTGGTTCGTTGAGGACATACTGTCTGGTCGAAAAGTGCCAACGATTTCAACGGTGTAGTTGGCATCTGGATACGGCCCAACCAGAAAAGTCCAATTGGAGTTTGCGTTTCCACCAAATGGGGCAAAATACTGCGGCAAGCCGGTATTTGATGCCACCCCAAAAACTGCATCAAGATACTCTCTCGTAGTAGCGAGAAGGGGGGTTCTTGTGCCAGAATCAGGGCTCGAGGTGCCGGAAGGAGTGATCACATTAATCTGCTCAGGGACCACAAACGTGCTAGTTGGAACGACGATCTGCCTGGACCCAACCGTCAAGCCGTAGGATGTGTTGGCGACAGATGTGAACAAAAAATCTAGATCACGATAGATGCGGTTTTCCGCATACGTGATGCACTGCGGAAGGATCGTCAGGTAAGCAGTATCGGTCTCAGCCACAACAGCCATTGTGGCAATTTGCGTCTTGTAGCTGTTGGTGCCAGCTACTGAGCCATCCCAACTTAATCCGACTGTCATGGAAAACGCTCCGCTTTCGCAAGACTATAGCACCTATTTTGCCCCGGCGCACCATCCTTCACGGCGAGCATTGTTCTGCTTTACCTCAATTATTGTAGAGGTTGTGTCTTTGGCAGACCAAGAGACATCCCGCCAAACATAGCAGACGGAAGCATTAGTTTCGCTTGTGGCCGTCAGACTTGAGCAAGCCATCAGGGGTGACATCAACAGCATCGCCAGCAGTAATCGCATCTTGCGTTCTCCTTAAAGCATCCGAAACAGCCGCCGCCTCGACCTCTGCAATAGCGTCGGAGCGAATCTTCATGTAAATGCCGCCCAAAGCCATGATGGCAACGACAGCAATAATGGCATATCTACCAAGGGGGGTGAAGAGAAGGCTAAACACCATGCTCCTCCATGTGCTGTTTACGGAAGTACCAGATTGCCCCACCAAGGCCGACAATCGCCAGCATGATGAGGAAGTTGGTATTGCTGAGTAGGCCCATAATCTGGTTGGCAGTGTCGGACGCATCTTGCGCGTTGGCCGCCACTTGCTTTGCCATTCCAAGGCCACCAAGCCCTGCTGTGATGATGGCAGCATTCCCTTGCTTGCTGTCTGACATTGACGGGACGGAAACGGGATCAGGTTCTGTGCGCTGCTCATGTTCATCATCAGTTGGTTCTTCAGTAGGCTTGGAAGGCCCAGCCAAAGGGGAGATTGCCGAGATTTCATGAGACATCCACCAAGCGGATTCTGCTTGGCGGCGCTTTACAAGGCCAGGAAGAACCTTGCCGCCGCCCTTCGTCCACTTCATCAGTTCTGCGGGCACAGCATCAAACTGCGCAGCATTGACTTTTTTGAGCAAGGTGGAGGACAGCAGGTTGCCAATGCCAGCGTTATAAGCAAAGTCCACAAGAACATCAAACTGATGCTGCGTTAAGGGCTGCTTGACTACGTTTTGGACGGCAGTTTCATACTTGACCAAATCAGCACGAAGAATGTCATCGCACTGTTTTTGCGTGATTGACATGCCATCCTTGACAGCAGGCGCACCAGCAGCAGAGGTATGACCGTAGCCGATAGTGCAGATTCCTGCCGGGCAGCGGTATGCCTTCAGCTTGCAACCCTCAAACTTTTTGAGAAGGGCGTTAATTCCCTCTTGGCTCATTTGCATGGCAATGCTCCTAATGCGTGATGGAGATGGCTGCGAGCAAGCCGCAGACGACAAGAACAACAAGAAGCAAGAAAGCGGAACCATAAACCATGACATTTTGCATCAGTTCCTCCTGCTCCTTGGCAGCCTCAAGCGCCTCTGCGCGTTGCTGCTTTTTGATCCGGGTAGTTTCAGCAACTACCTGATCCCAAGCAGCTAAACCATATTCCCCAACAAAATGGTTTTTAAGCTCAGCAATGAGTGCGTCAGCTTCGGCTTTGGCGGCATAGGCCTCCATTGCTAACTGCTGGGCACCTTTTCCAGATATCAGACTTCCTTTTGGCGGGGAAGATGCAGCCCGTGTGATCGCGGCAACGCTATCAAATAAGGAGCCAAGGTCGGCAGCGACACCCTGCAATTCCTTGCCAACAGCGATACCCGACTTGACAGCCTCGTATGCCGATTTGGCTATGAGCAAGAGGCTGATTGGGTCCATCACTTATCCTGTTTGGCGTCGAGCTTGTCATAAATGCGTTTGAACATGTCCTCGATATGATCCATGCGCTTGTCCATGTCATCCTTGAGGACGTATGACTTTGGCATGTCCGCTTCTATACGATGAAGATCATCTTTTAATGACTTAACTGCCTCCCACAGTTGCCGGGCAAACCAGCCTATGGTGCAGAGAACGGCGCTAAGGGCCAGATTGATGGTTCCTTGATCCATAGCGCCGCCACTCCTTATTCAGCCTGTGCAGCCTCTTCAGCGGGCTTGGGAGCCAACTGAGCCTCGGCCTGCGCCTTGACCGACATGATGATGTCAGCAACGTCCTTGAACGGCATGTCGCCCAGAGCCTTCATCACGATGTTCCAGTTAGCCACAGTCATGGCAATGTTCACGCTTGTCTGGTCCATTTATACCCCCTTTACGTTGAACGAGACGCCGTTCAGCGGCGTGTCGCTAGTGATAGCGATAGCACCGACATTTCCGTCTGCATAGTGCTGTATCTGCGATGAGAGCGCCGCTAATTGCGCCTGCAATTGCTCCAGCGTGGGGCGGGGTTGTACAGGCTCCTGCACAGTGGCGGCATAGGCCAGCGCAGCCGCCTCTTCCTCTGGCGTGAACTGGATGACCTTTACTTCGCCAGTTTCGACGTTGACTTCAATACGTTCCATGACGCTACTCCCAGAGAAGGTTGATATTGCCAGCATCGAACGTATCCGTTCCGTTGACGGTGGTAAGGCGCACACGATCTAACACACCAGAAAGGGTGACGTTGCCAACCGAAACGCCACCATTTGTACTTGTCGTGAGCATAAAATTGCCCTGACCAATCCAAGTATTTCCTGTGATATTTGTGATCGTCATAGTGCCCTGACGGCCATCAACGGCAGCATTGTTTGTGGTAGTGCCAAGACCATTGGTAATAGCTGTTGGAGTCGGGCCGGTCCAAGAATTGGCGTAACCAACATATCCAGTTGTAGTAAAAGTTGTTGAACCCAACTGAAATATGACAAGACTTGTGCCGTTAGTGCTGACGGCGTTAATCATAATGGTTATGCGCTTCACCCAAGACGGGATGCCGGTAAAGTCGATGCTGGTTCCACTGGTAGTAGCTACGTTTGTCCCACGCACAATCTTCTGCGTAGACGCAAATGTTGATCCATCCGCAGAAAATGGGACATCCCCAACAGCGGACGGGGCAAATCCTTGGATGCTGGTTGAGCTTATCCACGACGCCAATTGCCCACTTACTGGCGTGCCGCTATTTGAAACATTGCCGCCCCCAGATGGAGTAACCCATGATGATATGCCAGTTCCATCAGTACGCAAGAATTGGCCAGAGGTTCCAGGGGTCGTCGGCAGCGTCAAAGACCATGTGCCAGCAGCAGCAGCGGGCTGCACAGTAACTGTGCCCGAGGAGGACCCAACCAGGCTTTCTGCTGGTAGGGATATGCCAGTGCTGCCGCTGATGGTGACGGTCATCGTTAGGCTCCGGTGGCAGGTGCGATGGTCAACTTGCCTTCAGCGACAAGCTTTTGAATGTTCTGATAGTCCGTGTTGGCATCATCAATTGGCACGAAGCTAGTCACGCCGTTGATGTCGCAACGGATGACGATATGCTGGCCAAGTTCATCAACCCAAAAAGCATTCGTGTACATGATCAAAGCTCCGCATTTGCTGTATATTGAAAGCCATAATTATTCTCCAGCGGCGGGCGCGATGGTCAACTTGCCTTCAGCGACAAGCTGCATGATTTTCTGATAGTCGGTATTGGCCGGGGCTTCAGGGACTGAAATTGTTACCCCAGCATCATCTGTGAACCAAATAGTTCTATACTGAGCCAGTGAAGTTCCATCGGGTGCGTATTGTGCGCGCATGTTAAAGCTCCGCTGAGATCAAAAAGTTTACACCGGTTGCTCCCCCATAACCAGATACTGCCGTTGCCCCCAATCCAGTGATGGTAAAAACTACAATAGTTTGACTTGTTCCATTAACGCTGATTGAAGACGGTTGGGTCGTAGATGAATACGAATTAATTCCATAAGCACTGCAAGTTACCGTCCCCGAGTAACTTATTGTTGGAGTTGTGCGAAGCGAAACTGGGCAGCATAGCGTGCAAGTAAAATTTCCAGAACCGTTTAATCCACCCGGAACAGCGGCAGAAACGTAAAAATACCGCAAACACTGCGCCAACTGATCGCTGTAAATCTGGCGCTCATAGGGCGTGGCAATCGACCCTGCCTCAAGTTGCACATTACCAATCGTCCATGTGCCGCTTGTCTGAGCGCCAACAGAAAGAACAATCTGCAAGCCAGTCGTAGCCGCTGATGGGATGCTGATCTGTGCATTATAGCGCGTCACAGTCGAGGTGACAGTGAATGTACCAGTAGCGATTGAGGTGACGGTTGGGGATGCCAAGGTTCCGAACGTGTCAGTCGTATTGGCGTAATAGGCGGTCCATGTCACTGTGGTCAGCAAGCTGTTGGCAAGATCAATCGACAGCGTTGCGGTCGTCCCGGCCAAGTCAGCAGAATTGATTGCCTCAATGCGCTGGGCGAACCCGATGGCAGTGACAGAAGCCGCGCCAGTGAAGCGATAACGGTACTGATTAGCCGTTGCGCCTGCTATCTGTTGGCCCGTCACGTTCGCACCAGTGCAGTAGGCGTACCAGCGATCTACCGTGTAAGCCAGAGCCGCCGCTGCCGTGACTGTTTGTGTCGCGCCAGCATTGCGCTGATCAGTCGCCATGTTCCCATTGATGATGCGGTTGCGCTTGAAGCTAGAGCCCATGGAAAGGGTTCCGCTAACTGTCTCGTTGCCAGTAATTGTAGAGGTTCCGGTAACGGTCAAATTGTTTCCAACAGTTATGTTGCCGCTGGAATCATTGACAATGTTGATTGTCGAGCTAGATGGATGCTGGACGTTGATGGCTTTGAGCGTTGACATTATTTAGCCTCCAGCAAGCGCAGCGATCTGCGTAGAGAGTGCGGCAAGTTGAGCTTGCAATTCTGCAAGGGTCGGTGCCGGAGGCGCCGCAGGTGCAGGCAAAGATGCTGCGTAAGCCAAAGCCGCCGCTTCTTCTTCAACGGTGAACTGGATTACAGTGACTTCGCCGGTCTCGACGTTGACTTCAATGCGTTCCATGTCGTTACTCCCAGAGAAGATTGATTGAGCCAGCGTCGAATGTGTCAGTTCCGTTCACAGTAGTAAAACGGATTTGAGTTAATGCGCTACTAAGCGTTTGGGGAGTTGCGGTAACGTAAGCTGCGCCAACATTCCCTGTTCTGCTCCCGACACCTGAGTAAGCCCATACATTCCCACTTAAATTATGCAATGCAAAAACACCCGATACGGTATCTGTATTTGCATTAATACCAAAAACAGTAAGCCCAGTTGTAATTGCAGTTGTACCAGCAACTGTGCCAGCAGAAGAAATAAATCCAAAATTACTCGCATAACCAGAAGTTACAAAACCTCCAGATGTGCCAAGTTGAATTTGAGTTGACGAAGTTCCGGTTGTACTAACGCCATTAAGCATCACCGTCACGCGCTTAACCCAAGACGGGATACCAGTGAAGTCGATGCTTGTACCGCTGGTAGAAGAAACCGCAGTACCCTGCACAATCTTCTGGGTGGCTGACCACGACGATCCATCCGTGGTGAACAGGACGTTGCCAGCCGCGCCAGTAGAGGTTACGCCCGTCCCGCCCTGCGCCGCCGTGACTGCCGTGCCAGACTGGAGAAGCGTCCCCGTCACATTAGGCAACGTCAACGTAGTGTCAGAAGCGGCAGTACCCGCATCAAGCGTGACCGACCCGCCACCAGAACCTTTGATTGTTACGGGCATCTAGATCACCGATCCGTTAGTGAAGTGGATTATATCGTTGCGCCGCAACCTTTGTATAGTCGGCCTGCTGCACCCAACAATAACAGCCATTTTGCGAGATGAAAGTTTGAGCGCGGCCATCATTTCCATCAGGTCGCTTGCCTCTTCCATTGTGAATAGAGCCACACTTTGCCCAGATCTTTGGCGCATCTTTTTATAATGTTCTTCAGTTGGGCTGGTCCAAAGGCCGGTTTTTACAGAATGGAGCATATTTTCTTTTCGCGATGTCCATTCAAGATTGTCTACTTTATTGTTAAGCTTGTTTCCATCTTTATGGTTAACGTCGTTCTTCCCATCCACCCGATCCAAAAAGTGTTCCGCAACAAGACGATGAACCGCCCGTCCAAATTGAACACCATTTTGCATAAGTGAAACTGTATTATAGCCTTTTGTCTTGCCGGTACGCATGTTGCCAACCATGCGCCGTTCTTTTCCAAACTTGCGGCTAATGACATAGCCGTCCGAATGGATGAAGTAGTCTGGAAAGTCTTTGATCGGCTTTTCCACTATACAATACTCCATGTCGAGCCAGTCGGCACTGTCACTGTCACGCCATTGGCGATTACCACAGGACCGAATGTACCAGAATTTTTGTTCGATGTCCCCGTCAATGTTGTCGATGCAACCGTCTGGGATTGAGTTACAGTGTAAACTGTTGAGCTTATGATAGCAGAGATGTACGTTCCCGCAGTCACGCCAGTCCCCGTAATCAACATACCGACTATGTAAGGCCCGCCAGAAGTCAGGGTCAGCGTCGTCGTAGATATCGATCCTGTTCCCGTAACAGTAGATGCGGGGATGGTGTAGTTCGTGGTTACAACATTGTTATTGTTGTAGAAAACAGCATCCGTTCCGCCACCCGTTGGGACCGAAGAGCCGCCGCCACTGCCAAGGCTACCCCATGCAGTTCCATTGTACCCTTCGAAAGATGATGTCGTTGAGTTAAAGCGCAGCATGCCCGTGACGCCTGTAGGCTCTTGGGCAGTGGTCCCAACGGGGACCGTGATCGCACCCGTGCCCGGGAACGACACCAGCCCAGTCGAGCCGCTAATCGTCATTGAGTCGGTTGTGCTGCTGTTGACAACAAAATGCACTGAGTTTGCAGTTGTCGTCCCAATAGCAAGGTCCGCAGTAGTCGCGTCAAGATAGACGGTATTGGCCGCATTAAATGCGCCAGATCCTGAGAACGTGGACGAGTTCATGCCGAACTCGCCAAAATAAGTTGTTGATGTTCCTAGGTTATTGGACACAATCAAGTTGGCGGAAGCCGACGATCCATTGCTGGTGTTCTGCACAACTAACTGGTTGTATGAGTTCACCGAGGATGTGAAGGACGCATAGATGTTCGTATCAGAGTATCCCAACGTCCCGTAGGCGATTGCGCCTTGCGAAAGAGATCCGGTGATCGTTTCGGTAGCTACAAACGCCCCGGCAGTCATTGTTCCGGTGATTGCTGGAGAGGAGCTATAGCTTGGAGTTGCCCCGCCAATCAGAAGCGTCCCGGTCGCGCCAGCAGACAAGCGCGACCATGTATTAGTGGCCGACCCGTAAAGCAAATCGCCTGTTACAACAGCCGTCTGCCCCGTTCCTCCGTATACTGCGCCGATGGCAGTGCCGTTCCACGTCCCAGATGTGATGGTGGCGAGTGAAGCATTCCCGGTCGCGCCCAGGGTCGTAAACGCGCCAGTAGAGGGCGTCGTCGCGCCGACAGATGTGCCGTTGACCGTGCCGCCAGTAATGGCAACAGCGTTAGCATTCTGCGTGGACATTGTGCCGAGGCCGGTGATGTCCGTGTTTGGGATTGTGGCAGATGCCGTAAAAGCGCTTGTGCCGTTGCCCTTCAAGTATCCGGTGAGAGATACAGCGCCTGTGCCGCCTTGAGGCACCGTAAGCGTCCCTGAGGTAATCTGAGAGGCCGCAATCGCGATGGAGGTGCTGCCAGCAAGCGTCAGTTGCCCCTGTGCATTGACAGTAAACGTGCCAACCGAAGATGCCGATCCGTAAGAGCCAGAAGTTACAGCAGTGTTTGTGATGCTGAAAGTCGTGCCGGTAAGCGTGAGGCCCGTGCCAGCAAAGTATGATGTTGTGCCGCCTGTTTGCACAAAAACAAGGGGCGTAGTTCCGATGGTGATGGGGAGATCGGTTGACTGCGTCCACTGAGTGTTAGCATTCGCAGTGCCAGATAGGATAAACATTGTGTCGCCGGGGGCGACTTCGTTTTGCCCAATGCCAACTTGGTCGTAGTCAGTGGCGCGTGTCAGAACCCAGCCAGTGGCTCCAGAGCCTACGTTGGTAACGGTATAGATACCGTTGTACTGCCCACTCGTCTCATTCTTGACGAGGATGCGCTGGCCTACCGTAGGGCTGCCACCATCAACTGCGAGCGTGGCGAAAGGCGATGTTTTGGTGATCGTCGCGCCAACGCCAGATGAACCATTGTTGTAAGTGACAGCGCCAAGATCAGCAGCCGTCGCCCAGTTACAAGCGGCGTGATAGTTTACGTTGCTGATAGCAGCGTCGACATAGGATTTGTTAACGATGTCAGAAGCATTGACTGGGGCCGTAGTGATTGAGCCAGTAGTCAGAGTAACTGCATTGATCGTCGTATTGGTGGCAGACGTGATCTGTCCCTGCGCGTTCACTGCAATCACAGGAACAGAGGAAGATGTTCCATAGGTTGCTGCTGAGACGCCCGTATTTGCAATGCTGATAGTGCCAGAGGACGTTATCGGACCGCCCGTAAGGCCGGTTCCTGTCGCTATAGAAGTGACGGTTCCTGATCCAGAGCTAGAGGCCCAAGCTGGATTGGCTCCAGCGCCTTGCGTTTGGAGAACCTGCCCAGAGGTTCCAGGGCCAAGTTGCGTCCAGCCGGTGGCATTGCGGTAAAGGATGCTGCCTTGCGTAGCGCCAGCCGACGAATCCAAGGCAGCAGACAAGGTTGTGCTGTAACGAGCGGCTGCAAGGTTTCCGCTAGTGATGTTGCTGGCATTCGTCGTGTCAGTAGTGGCCGATGGAGCGAGCCCAGATACCTGAGAGACGTTAATCGCAATCGGAACATTTGCGGCAGCGGAAATCTGCCCACTTGTGAGAACTGTAAACTGCGGGACAGATGCAGCAAGGCCGTAAGTTCCAGCAGTGACACCGGACGGGGCTATCTGGCTGGGATTAACAAAGATAGCGCGCCATGAAGGGATTGACCCGCTCATGGTCAAGACCTGACCGCCAGTCCCTGCGACAAGAGCCTGCCAAGATCCACTGTCCCGATAAAGAGTCGATCCGAGTGCAGAGCTAAAGGTATCGAGAATGGCACTGGGCGTGACATCAGACGGTGCCGCAGTGCTGCCCGTAAGATTGGCTTTTACGGTTCCCCCAGCCATGGTGGCAAGATAGGCATTGGTGATGCTTTGCGACGGAAGAGTAATAGTGACTGCTGAGCCGACCGTGTTCGATGTAAGTGGGGACGTAGCAGAAACGGATGAAATACCCGGGGGCGGGTAAGTCCCATTTACATACTGGCCAATTTGAGAAGTCGTTAAACGAACGCTAGTTCCAGCCTGAACCGCCTCAAGCTGCTCAGATCCATTAAGGGCCGTAGCCGCAGGTAAGTTGGGGATCTGTGCAACGCTCATGTCAGCGGCCCTGTCTTTGGAACGGTCACGTTATCATATGGAATTCCGGGGTCATTGTCACCTGGCGCATTGGGGTCTGTGCCCGGTTGAGTGTTCAGACCACCTGTCGGCTCACCAGTCTGCTGGGTTACGCGAGTGTTATTATCCTGCGTAATGCGAGTATCCCCGCCAGGAACAGGTATGCCTGTTGTTGGGTCTACAGTGTTTTGGCCAGAGGTAGTGCGCGTGTTCTGTTCCGCAGCCACAAAATCTTGGATGCGAGGATCCACAATCGGCACAGGATCAGCAGGAACAACGATGGCCCGAAGCTGCTCTTGGGGAGCATCATAGCAAATGTCGCAAACCAAAAGCCTAATGTTTTGCATAGACGCGCCACGCCAATCATATTGCCAGCGAAGGCTAATACGATTGTGGCGAAAACCGCAGCGGTCACATATTGCATGCGCCTGCGGGTTCGTGGCGCTTGTTCTAGCCCTACCGGCTTGTGAAGCGTAACCCATGGCTTCTCCTTACCGGAAATACCCCGAAATCATCGGAGATATAAATTGAGAGGCCTGTTCTACGTTCTGATCAGCAGCAATCTGATACGCCTCATCAGCCATTGGCTTCAAGATTGCAACCTTGTCAGGAGCCCAGATAATGGCCAAACGCTGCGCCAAACCATAGGCAAAAGCTTCTAGCCAAAGGTATGGAATCTCAACATTTTGGTTACTGGTCAGGTTCGCATCCTGAATTTGACGAACGCGATAGTATTTGAGCGATGTGGTGGTCCCGTCAGGAACAGGCCACAAGGTGACCGTAGGCGACAGAAGCCTGTCAAACCAATAGGTCGTGGTGAAGCCCTGCTGGTCCTTGTTGGGATAGGACGCATATTCAGTGCGGCTGATGGGCAGGATTAGACGGTCAATCGGTTGCGCAGAGCCGTTGACAGTCTCAATGTAGGCATCAAGCATCACCACTGTATTGGCGGGGACACTATAGGTTGACTGTCCCTGCACAAGCGGAACCGTAATGAGATCTACGGCCCAAAGATTTACGCCCTGGTTGGCCCAGCGAGACAGCATCATGTTGGCCGCCATACGAGCAGCCTCCATGTGCTCCTGAAGCACAGCCGTATTCCTGACCCCGATGAGGTTGTATGCATATAGCATCAACTCGCCAAGGCCCGGATTGTACGAGTATGTGTTGCTGGTAGCCATTGCCACTCCTATTAGAAGTTTGTGGTAGTGGCGTCAGCAATCAAATACCCACCCGCAAAGATTGACCCTACAAATGGGCCGCCCGTATTAGATTTCATTTGATACTGAATGTCCGTGCCGCCGGGATGTGCCGGAGCAACCGTGTACGGGATATTGAAGATTTGCACGAACGGCGATTGTGAAAGCAACGTCGTGTTGCCATTCACAGTAAAATTATAACCACTTGACTGAATGGTGTTGGAAAGGTTGAACTTATTGTACTCAGCATAAAGCATATAGTTGCTTGAGGTAAAGCCGATGCTGGCGTTCGCTTGAACATATGTCAGATAGAACGTGTACCCTTTGGGAACCGTATAAAGCGACATCTGCGTTTGACCCACACCAGCATTGATCTGAGCATAAAGAACGGTCGCAATCTTTGCCGTGATGTTGCCTGCATTCAGGCCATTAGTAACAAACAACCCATTGATGCGAAAATATGAATTAGTCGTGGTTGCAGTCCCAGAACCATTAAGCGTGACAAGCTCTGACAGAAGATTGAAATTAGCATCAAGACCGTTCACTTGGATAATTAACCCGGCGTCAGTAGCCCCAGAGGCACTTAAAAGAACGATCACGCCTGCGGATGATGGATAGGTGTAGGCGCCGCCAGATTGCGTCAAACCTTCCCACAATGGGCCAAGGGCAGTTCCCGCAATCTGTGTGCTGTAACCAAATATCTCAACAGGCTGATGGTTTGTAATTTGACCGCGAGCAACTTGAAGCTCAAACGGCTCGTGCCTGCCGTTCTTAGTAATAGAGTCCCAGATGACGCCAGATTGAGACAACGTACCCATTTTTAACTCCTCTTGCCAGCACGCGCAGCGGCTGCATTATCAACCAAGTTAGGATAAGGCCGTCCAGCGGCTCTTGCTCTCGCTTTGGCTGACTGAATTTGTTTGCGGTTCAGATGCTTCTCTTTAGCATCTTTTGGCGCATCTTTCTCCCAGAAAGGCCTGTCCATATTAACAATCCCACTTCTTGGCTACAGACTTGCACATCTCAAGCACTTGTGCCAACTCGGCTGTGCCTTTGAAAGCGTTGATAGCATAGCATACACCATCATGTGCAATTCCACTTTCGAAGCGACTTGTTGACCCGACTATTGGGATCAGCAGCCTTGGCAGAGCCGGTCAGTTTTCGCTTTAACCCCGTCATCCTAGCACAGAAGCTGTCCTTTCTGGAACCGCCTTCTGGCTGGGGACGCTTAATATCATGTCCTTCAGCTTTAAGAGAGGCCCGACCCTTAGCGTTCAAGCCGCCTTCAGGGTTCTTGCCTTCCTTGCGAGTCCACGCACCTGACATAG